TTTAAACTTTAATAGTGTAATAAATTCACTATCTTTACAGGACTTTAGTTTGGTTGGCTATAACAGTTATCCAAAGTTGAAAGTAGAAATGTTAAGTTATAATAAAAAACAAGAATCATGAGTACAGCATTTAAGAGCCTAAAAGGACGAAGAGTATTGGTTAATCAACCAGAGATGAAAGAATCAGCTATCCAATTGAGTGAAGCAGATAAAGCACACATTGAACAAGAGTCAATGAAACAGTGGACACGTTTAGAAGTGTATGCAGTTGGTGATGATGTTACTAGTGTAGCAGCAGGTGATTCAGTTTATATTTCAGTTAATGCAATTAAAGGTGCAGAAGTTATTGAAGTAGAGAAAAGTATTAAGCTTATGCTTAGTGAATATGACATTGCAATTGTTTGGTAAGATGGCTGAATTAGTTTGTAATGAATATAAAAGGATGGTAGGAAAACCTGAGACATCTACTACATATAAAAAGAGTTTGAAAATTATGGCTGAGATTGCTGCAAATAAAAGTCAGGAAATGTATAAAGATTATATCAGGAAAACTGAACCAAGTCCTTATGTAGGAGTAGATCCTTTTGCTGGTCAAAAACCTAAAGCGGTTACAGTACCAGATTGTACTGCTAAAGCTTCTCCACTAAGACCAGCTCACTATGGTTGTGATGGAAATGTATATGAAGTATTCAACGTACTTGAAGCATGGGGATTAGATAAAGACTTTTACTTAGGTAATGTAATTAAGTATATTGTAAGAGCAGGTAAAAAAGATTCTTCTAAGGAGTTAGAGGATCTGGAAAAAGCAGAAGTGTATTTAAAAAGAAGAATTGCTGAACTGAAAAAATGAAATGTTTGTTGCTTGTATTATTATTGTATTCATGTGCTCCTCATATAGTTGGTCCTAACTATAATCAAGGTAGGACTCACAATTCTGATCTAGGTAATAGAGAAAGAACTGTAATGGCTGAGGATGGTAGAATGAAAAATGCAATGATAAAAAATAGACAACAGGCAAGACGTGGTTTAGTTAAAACAAAAAAAGTTAGAAAAAAGAGAGGTAGAAGGTTTATTAATTAAAATATTATACCTAATATTGCATACCTTTTTTGTTCTCAGTTTTTCGCTGGCTGAAGATTTCCCAATAAGTTAATTCTTATTGGGATTTTTTATTTATATTTGCACTGTATCATGCAACATTTACTAGATGAGTTAGGTAAGAAAATCCCGGATTAATAGTCTGGGATTTTGTTTTTATATTATTATTGTGTATATTATATTATATAAATAAATGTAAAGATAAAGTCATGGATATTTTAAATATTATTTCTTGGGTAAAAGGTAAACGTCAAGTAACCTCAGTAGATCCAACTAAATCTCTTATACCAGTAGCACAAAAAGATGACCGCAGAGATGATGGTTACTTAACAGGAGTAATATCTGTAGCTGATTTGTTAGCATCAACACCTGCTCCACCTTCATTATTTGCTGTTAATGGTAATTCAATCTATACCTTGACTCCACCAGCTGCTCTACTTGATAATAGATATAATATTGCATTTGGTCAACAAGCCGGTACTTATAGTTCAATATCTTGTGTTTCGTTAGGAGAACTTGCAGGAGAAGGTTCTAATAATGCAGTTGTTTCTAATTTCATTGGTCAACAAGCAGGAAGAAGTGCTTATGGTTCAAATGCTTGTAACTTTATTGGTAAAAGCGCAGGAGAAACTGCAGGTGGTGCAATTCATTGTAACTTTATAGGATTTGAAGCAGGTGCTAGAACCACTAATATACAGTATTCAAATTTTATCGGGCTAGATGCTGGTGCAAATGTAACTAGTGCAAATGATTCTAATTTTTTAGGAAGGTATGCAGGATTAAATGCAACTAATGCAACTGAATCAAATTTTTTAGGATACAATGCTGGTAGAGGAGCCACTAATGCAAATGATTCTAATTTTTTAGGTAAAGATTCAGGGTATGGTGCAACATCTGCAAACTATTCTAATTTCTTTGGGCAATCTGCTGGGCAAAATGCAACCAATGCATATCAAGGTAATTTCTTAGGACCCAATGCAGGATATGAAGCAACTAATGCTAATACATCTAATTTTATAGGAGCAGCTGCTGGTTATCAAGCAACCAATGCGGTTAGATGTAATTTTATTGGTTTAGAGGCAGGGTTTCAATCTACTAATGCTACTGATTCAAATTTTATTGGTAATCATGCTGGTTACCAAAGTTCAGTTAGCCGTTCTAATTTCTTTGGTCAAGAAGCAGGAATGAATTCTACAGGTAATAATGTTAATGCTTTTGGCTATCAAGCACATAAAGCTGGAACACTATCAGGACAAACAGTATTTGCTAATGCAACTTTACCCTCTTATGTAGATAGAACAGCAGCAACTACAGCTATCAATGTTCCAAATGGAGCTATATCTGGAAATACATACTTATACTATAATCAAACAACTTTTGCCATAGAGGCAGTAAGACTTTAATAAATAAAAACATATTATGAAAATCACATTTGACACAGCAAAAGAAATAGTAGTAGTTCAAGAATTAAAAAGAACTATTGAAGAATTAACAATTGATGAGATTGTAGATAACAACTCTAGAAAAGAAGTAAAAGCATATACTAAAGAACTAGGTATTTTAGTACTATGGACTGGAGATGCATATGATGCAATTGGTGAATGGACTGATGCAGATGTAGTTGCAAGAGTAAAAGAACTTTATAAATAAATTTAATTAAAATACCACAGATAAAATAAGTCTGTGGTATTTAAATATATATGCATTATGGATGTTTTAAATTTTATAAGCTGGATTAAAAGAAAGGATTACAGAGCGACTGTACCTGCAAATGCGGTAACCGTTGTTGGTGTACCAGATTTATCAAGAGATGATAAATTCTTATCAGTTGTAGTACCAATATCTGCATTTGGAAGCATTGTTCCCCTTGCAACAACAACTACACCTGGAACAATTATAGTAGGTCCTGGATTAACTATTAATAACTTAGGGGTATTATCTGTAATACCAGTACCTATAGTTGATGAAGTTATAAACTTTAATCAATTGACTCCAACAACACCAGGTGTAATTTTTACTCCAAATACTCCAGCATTAACAAATGTATTATATGTATCAACAGTAGATACATCAACATGGATATGGAATGGAACAAGTTATCAAACAATATCTATTGCTAATAATACAGAATGGAATTTTTTAGGTACATCAATTGATGCTGGAGGTAATAAAACATTACCAATATCAAGAGATGAAGCTATACATACTCTTATTGCTGATTCATATTTCTTTGAAGTTAGAGTAGGTAGAGGTAATGGTAATCAAATATCTAATACTGTTGTAGGAAATAATGCTGGAGATTTAAATACTATAGGAACATTTAATTCATTCTTTGGATATGATTCTGGATCTGTAAATACAATTGGTGAGTCTAATGCCTTCTTTGGTTATACATCAGGAAAGTTAAATTCATCTGGTAATAGTAATTCATTTTTTGGTGATAGATCAGGTTATAATAATACTACAGCAAATGATAATACATTTATAGGTAGAGTAGCAGGATTTACAAATTCAATTGGTAGTTTTAATACCTTTACTGGTTCTAATGCTGGATATTTTAATATAGCAGATTATAATACCTTTAATGGTGTTTCATCAGGACGTTTAAATACAACAGGAACGGCAAATACATTTGTTGGAGCTCTAACTGGTAATGTTAATACTACTGGTGCTAGTAATACTTTTGTAGGCTTTCAATCAGGAAAAAGTAATACTATTGGTTTTCAAAATACATTCTTAGGACAAAGTGCTGGATCTAAAAATACTACTGCAAGTTTTAATACGTTTATTGGTGGCTATTCTGGATATAATACTTTAACTGCATTGTATAATACATTTACAGGATATGCATCTGGAACCTCAAACACTATTGGCGCAGGTAATTCATTTTATGGAAATGATTCAGGATATTCAAATATTTCTGGTAACAGTAATGCATTTTTTGGTTACTCAGCAGGTTATTATACTTCAATTGGAAATGCCAATACATTTATTGGAAATAATGCTGGTTTCAGTAATACAATAGGTGATAATAATACATTTCTTGGTATAAACTCAGGTGCATTTTTAGCAGACGGTACTACACCAATGACTATTGCTAATAATTCAGTTTTCTTAGGTACAAATATAAAATCTTTTGCAGATAATCAAATAAATGAAATTGCAATTGGTTTTAGTACAATTGGTAAAGGTTCAAATACTGTAAATATTGGTAATATTTTTGTTGCAGATAATCTTAATAATACAATTGGTGGAATCAATAGTAATCTTGATAATACTACAGGTTCTAATAATACATTTTTAGGATTTCAATCAGGTAGAGATAATCATAATGGTGGTGGTAATACATTCTTAGGTAGTTATGCTGGAGATTCAAATTTTTCTGGTATAAATAATACTTTTATAGGTTTTATTGCAGCATCTGACAATACTACTGGAAGTTACAATGTTGCAATAGGTGAGTCAGCATTTGGTGATAATATATCAGGTTCCTATAACGTAGCATTAGGTATTAGTGCAGGTAGATTTAGTACTGTAGGTGATGATAATACATTTTTAGGACATAATGCTGGTCGTTATATTGTAGGTTTAACAGATTTAACACTTACAACAGCTTCAGTATTTATAGGTAGAAATTCAAAATCATCAGCTAATAATCAAACAAATCAAATAGTAATTGGTTATGATGCTGAAGGTAAAGGTTCTAATACAGTTCAATTAGGTAATACTAATATAGTAAGAACATACTTACAAGGTGATTTAACAGTTAGTAATGCAACTGCAGTTACAGCAGCAGCATTATCATCAACAAAACATTTTCCAATTGTAATAAATGGTGTTACATACAAGATGCTTCTTGCAGATTAAAAGTTTATATAAATAATTAAATTAAAAAGATATGTTAAACAATATAACAAATTATACTAACCTTATTGATAATAGAAAGGTTAGAACACTATTAGAAGCAACAGACTTGTTTACTATTGGTGTAAGAGATGCAAACTTTTATGGTAATTATCAACCAGCATTAATAACTACAACTGATTTAGTTAGTAGTATTGCAGGATTATTACCTCCAACTACCCCTACTTGGGGATCTATTGTTGGTAACATTAATACTCAAGGTGATTTAATATCTTTATTAAATGCTAAACAGAATAATATTACTTTAACTACATCAGGTTCATCTGGTGCAGCTACGTTAATTGGATCAACTTTAAATATTCCTAACTATGCTGGTAGTACATTACCTTATTGGTTAGAGTACAATGGAAGTGAACTTACTATTTGGAATAATGGTAAAGGTAATATTGACACTAATACTGCATACGGTATGCAGGCATTTAGAAATAATACTACTGGTTGGAATAATACTGTATATGGATATGCAGCAATGCAACAAAATACTACTGGAGCGGGTAATATTGCTATTGGTTCAGATGCGTTATATGCAAATACATCAGGTCAAACTAATGTTGCAATTGGTTGGGGAGCAAGTTCATCTTCTCAAATTAGATCAAGAAATATAGCAATAGGTACTAATGCATTGCAAGCAAATACTTTAAGTAATGATTTATTAGCAATTGGTTCTTATGCTTTATCAAGTTTTAATGCAGCAAATGGTGGCAATACAGCTGTTGGTAACGATACTATGAGAAATACAACTACTGGTATTAATAATTCAGCATTTGGACTACAAGCATTACAAAATAATACAACAGGTACAGACAATGTTGCAATAGGTTATAAGTCTTTAAATACTAATACAATCTATAGTGGAAATATAGCAATTGGTTCTGGAACTTTACAAAATGCATTAGCTCAAGGAAATACTGCAATTGGTTATAGTGCTTCACTTTTTACAACATCTGGAACAGGAAATACTACAATTGGTTTTAGTTCAGGATTAAATACAACTACTGGAAGTTATAATACTGCTGTTGGTAATAGTTCATTATTAACTAATACTACTGGTAATAATAATACTAGTGTTGGTGTACAGGCATTGTTCTTAAATACAATAGGGAATGATAATACTGCTGTTGGAAAGTCTGCTATGTATTCAACAACTACAGGAATTGACAATACAGCTATAGGTTCAGGAGCATTAAATAATAACACAATAGGACAAGCAAATACAGCAATAGGTAGTGGATCATTAACAAATAATATTACAGGAAGTAATAACATTGCTATAGGAAATACAGCTGGAACAACAAATGTATCTGGTAATAATAATACTATGATTGGTGTTGCTACACTTTCAGGTAATTTTAGTGGTTCGGTAATATTAGGTTTTGGAGCAGCTGCTACAGCAGCTAATCAATTTTCAGTAGGATCCGCAGGAACAAATGCAGGTTCAGTAGCATCAGAAATTAACACTTCTTCTAATGTATGGAATGTTGTAATCAATGGTGTAGCAAGAAAAATCTTATTAGCATAATAACTAACTTAAAAATAAATAAAAATGGATGTTTTAAATTTTATCTCTTGGCTTAAGAGTAAGAGACAAGTAACAACAGTAGATGCTTCTCAAACTCTTATCCCTGTAGGGTTAAAAGATAATAGAAGAAAAGATGGGTATTTGCCAGGAGCAATATCAGTAGGAGATTTACTTTCTTCAGCATCATCAAGTTGGGGTAGTATAAGTGGTAATATCTATGCTCAAGAAGATTTGCAAAGTCAATTTTCTGGTGTACAATCTCAATTTTCTGATGTGTATTCTCAAATATCTAATAAACAAAATATACTATATAGTGGTACTAATATCAAAACTATTAATGGTACATCAGTATTAGGTAGTGGTAATATAGTAGCTGGAGTTCCTGCATGGTTAGAATCAAATGCAACAGATCTTACCATTTGGAATAATGGTAAAGGTAATATATCAAGTAATACATCATATGGTGAAAGTACACTAAAAAGTAATACTACTGGTTATAACAATTTAGCAGTAGGAAATCAATCATTATTTACTAATGTTACTGGATATAATAATCTTGCTTTGGGTAATGATTCATTATATAATTGTAATAATAATTTTAATAATACAGCAATAGGTCATGGTGCTTTATATAGTAATGGGGGAAATAGTAATTTTGCAATAGGTTTAGAAGCATTATATACTAACAGTTCTGGTTATAGAAATGTTGCAGTTGGAAATTATATGTTAAGAAGTAATACAACTGGGTATAGAAATATTGGAATTGGTATAGATTGTTTATATATGACTACAAATGGTTATAATAATCTTTCAATTGGTGATTCTTCACTTTATTCAAATACAACTGGTAACCATAATATTGGAATAGGTAATTATTCATTAAATGCAAATACAGTTGGTTACAATAATATTGCAATTGGATATTATGCAGGTTATCAAATTAATACAGGTATTTCAAATGTATCAATTGGTTATATGGCAGGACGATCAACTACTAGTGGAAATACAAACACTAGTATAGGTACAAATGCTCTTTATTCTAATCAATCTGGATCATCAAATATAGGTATTGGTAGTTCTGCATTATATGGTAATATAGAGGGTTATAGTAACACTGCAGTAGGTACTAATACTCTTGCTGCAAATACTAATGGATATGGTAATACTGGACTAGGCTCAAGTGCATCATATAGCAATACTACTGGTGTTTATAATATAGCAATAGGTTTACAAGCATTGTATTCAAATACTACAGGAAGTAATAACATTGGTATTGGTCTTGGTACTGCATCAGGTAACTTTAATAATAGTATTATGATTGGAACTGATGCTACTGCAACAGCATCTAATCAATTTGTTGTTGGCTCTTCTGGAACTAATGCAGGTACAGTAGTTATAGCAGCACAAACTCAAACTAAATACTGGAATGTAATTATTAATGGTGTAGCACAAAGAATTTTATTAGCTTAATTTAATAACTTAAAAATAAAACAAAATGGATATTTTAAATTTTATATCATGGATCAAAGGTAATCATGTAGTAAATACAGTTGATGCCTCAAGAACACTTATACCATTAGGATTAAAAGATGCAAGAAGAAGTGATGGCTATTTACCTGGTGCAATATCAGTAGAGGATTTATTAGCAGGAGTAACACCACCAGTATTACCAAATAATAATACTGCATATGGTGAATTAGTATTAGCTTCACTTGCTGGTGGAATAAATAATTCAGCTTTTGGTTATAATGTATTAAGTCTAAATACAACAGGTGAAAGTAATACAGCTATAGGTTATCAAACATTATTAAATAATACAACAGGAGTTTATAATACATTTGTTGGTATAACTGCAGGAACAGGTATAACTACAGGTTCTGGTAATGTAGGACTTGGTTGGAGCACTTTATCAGGAGGTCCTAATGGAACAGGACAAAATAATATTGGAATTGGTCAACTTGCTGGAGAAAATGTTGGTGCAGCAAATTTTAGTATTGCAATTGGTTCAGGAACACAAATTAACGGATACTCAAGTTCTATAGTATTAGGTCAGAATGCAAGTGCAACTGCAAATAATCAATTAGTAATTGGTTCAAGTAGTAATAATGTAGGTGCAATTGCTACTGAAGCATTAACACCTACAATATCTTGGACAGTAAAAATTAATGGTACTGATTATAAAATACCATTACAACTAGCTTAATAAATAAAATAAATATATTAACTTTACAAAAAACAAATTATCATGGAATTAGAATTAACAGCAGAACAAGTAGCAAAATCAGTATCAGCAGCATATGATAGTGTAAACTTATTAAATGAGTTAAAAGTTAAAGAGACTTTAACTGAAGAAGAAACAGCTACAGTAACACGTAATGAAGAACACATCAGAATTATGATGGGTAAAGAATGGTTTGTTGCTGGACTTACAGATGCACAAATTACTGAATTACAAGCAATATGAAAACAGAAGATGCAAAACAAGTAGTTGAACAAGCTTTAAATCAAGCATTCCTTAAAGGAGCATTTAGTTTACAAGATGCAGCTATGATAACACAAGCATTAGGAGTTCTATTTGCAGAACCTCAACTAGTTCAAGAAAATTAAAAGTAAGAGCCACAGAGATGTGGCTTTTCTTTTTTATATTTGTATATATAGAAACTTTTCTGTATATTATTATATATAAATCAATTATTATGTCTGTAGGAAATTTAAAAACATACGGTGGTAAAGGAACAAACATGCCATGGCAATTAAAAATGCTATTGGGACAAGAATGTGCATGTGATAACCTTACTGATATCAATACAAATACAAGTAATGTAGATTCATTACTTAACCAAATACTTGCAGCTATACAAGCTGGAGCTGATTATGAAGCTTCTTTAATTGTTGATGCTAATGATGTTACATGGTTAGAAGTAAGAATTTATAATCCAGATACGGGTACATTTAATCCACCAGTTTATTTTCAAGCAGGTAGTAATACACCAGGTACCCCAGTAGCACCAATAACATATGTAAATCCAAATAGTTATTTAGCTACACTTGTTACTAATACAACGTCAATTCAAAGAACTCCAAACTTTATTAGAGTAACTGGTTCAGGTTCTATTGCAGTTGAAACATTTAGTGTTTCTGTAGCTAATGTAGGGACTGGTAATGGAACTGTATTAGGTTCAACAATTAAATCTGGAGAAACATTAAACTTTGATGCAGGATCTTTGAATAACTATTACACAACTGGAACATTTACATATAATGGTACTGGTACTGAATTAATTATTATATATAACTCGTAATAAATGAGTACTCAAGTTACTATAGCAGGTTTACCTAGTGAACCAATATTTACTAGTTACCCAATGTTGGCTGATGCCTTTGGTAGACAAAGGGTTTCTGAACCATTTACACTTGGAGATTATAAACATATTTATGGTTTAAATACAAACTTCTTAGATAAATTAACTAATGGTGGTGCAGTAACTTTTATTCCTAATCAATCTTCTGCTTTATTATCAACAACATCTGATCCTAATAGTAGTGCAATTCATCAAACTAAACTTTATCATGCATACATGCCTGGTAAAAGTCAGTTAATTTATTCTACAATATGTTTTAAGGCACCTGTTACTAATGTAACTAAAAGAACAGGATACTTTGATGATCTTAATGGTATATATTTTGAACAAAATGGTGAGGGTACATTATCATTTAATGTAAGAACTAGTACAAGTGGAATTGCTATTGGAACAAGAATAGTACAGTCTTCTTGGAATGTAGACAAGTGTGATGGAACAGGCCCCTCAGGGTATAACCTTGATATTACAAAAACTCAATTTTTCTTTATAGATTTTACATGGTTAGGATTAGGAAGAGTAAGATGTGGATTCTTAGTAAATGGTGAGTATATAATTGCCCATGAGTTTAACACATCAAATACAATTACTGTACCTTATATGCAATCTCCAAATCTTCCAGTAAGATGTGAGATTTTTAATACAGGTCCTACAACAGGTGGATCATTTGATCAAATCTGTTCTTCTGTAATAAGTGAAGGTGGTTATGTAGAAACAGGTCAAGATTATTCAACACTTAATACAAACTTAAGAACAGTAGTTGCAGGAGCAACAGTTCCATTATTAGCAATAAGATTAAGTAATACTTTTCAAGGTTATTTAAATAGACTAACTTGTAAATTAGAGGAGTTTAGTTTTTATTCTGTAAAAGAACCTTTATATTACAAGGTTATAAAACTACCTAATGTTTCTTTTTTAACAGGAGGTTCTTGGACAGCTGTAAATTCAAGTTCAGGAGTTGAATATAATGTTGGAGCTACTGCATATACTGATGGTAAAGTTTTTGCTTCTGGTTATGTATCCGCAGCAGTAGGCAATAGAGGTTCTGTTAGTGCTGATAGTGATGCTTCAAATGCTAGAGAAAATTATATTGCTCAAAATTATGATAGCACTAATTCAGAAATATATGTGATTGCTGTAACAAATTTAGGTACTACTTCTACTACTGTAGGTTGTGCAATGCAATGGAGAGAAATTTATTAAAAAGATAAAAAATGAGTACAAAAATTAATATAAAGAAAAAACTTGCAATACTTGAAGAAGGTGTAAATATAACTACAGATGCTTTAAGTATTGATTTTGTAGGTGCTGGTGTTTCATCATCAGATGCAGGAGGTAATACAACTATTACTATTCCTGGTGGATCTGGTACTACAACATATTATTTAAATCAAAGTGTAACTCAATCACCATATAAAGAATTTTCTTCTGTTGTAACAAGTGTTGCAGAACAAACTGTTCCTTTTACAGTAGCTGGTGGAGCTACAACAATAGTTGCTGAATATCAAACACCAAATGGTATACCTGGAACAATACAAATTCCAGCAGGATTATGGCAATTCTTTTTGCATTTTAATGCAGGTGCAGCTGGACAGAATTGGGTAATTAGACCTACAGTATATAAGAGAGATTTAGGAGGAATAGAAACATTATTGTTTACTCCTGATCCTAAGATAGTTACTAATATGTCAACTACTACTACAATGTATGTTAGTGATGGTGTATTTTCTGCAACTGCTTTACTTGCTTCAGATAGAATAGTAGTAAAAATCTCAATGGAGAATACTACAGGTGTATCTCAAACAGCTACATTTAGAACAGAGGGATCTCAACATTATTCAGTTGGGTTAACAACATTAAATCAAGTAGTTCCTAATAATGCTGTAACTAATGTTACTGGTACCGCACCAATAGTATCATCTGGAGGAACAACTCCAGCAATAAGTATTACTCAAGCATCAGGATCAACAAATGGTTATTTATCTTCTTCTGACTTTGCAATATTTAACGCTAAAGTAGGAGGATCTGGAACTACAAATTATGTATCTAAATTTACCGGAACAGGTACATTAGGTAACAGTAATATTTTTGATAATGGTACTAACATAGGTATAGGAACTGCCTCACCAACTAAACTGTTAGATGTTAATGGTGATATTTTAGTTAATGGTCTTACAGTTGGTAGAGGTACATCAGGTAGTGCTAATAATGCTATTCTTGGTATAAGTGCAGGTGCAGGTACTGGAACTCTTAATGTTTATGTAGGAACCAATGCTGGTAGATATAATGGAGGTAGTGGATCTGTTGGTATTGGGCTTAATGCAGGAGGATACTATGGAAGTTCTACTTTACCTTTATCTAGTAATAGTAACTCTGTATATATTGGAAACCAATCAGCCGCTTCAGCAAACGGTCTTACTAATGAAATTGTTATTGGTTCTCAAGCAATAGGTAAAGGCGGTGATACAGCTGTTATTGGAAATGACTCTTTAGCTCATACATATTTAAAAGGTGTTCTACATGTTAGCAATAATGCATATACTTTACCAACAGTTGCACCAACAAGCGGTCAAGTTTTAGGTTACTTAGGCGCAGGAACAACGCAATGGACTACAGCAGGCTTATCTTATTTCACAGAAGCTCAAGCAACGACAGGAGTTAATGCTACTGTTTACGCAAACAGTTTAAGTGCGGTAAGTACAACTGCAAGTGCAGATTTTATTATAATACCTAAAGGTAATGGTTCAATAATTAATAGAGTACCAGACGGAACTGCAACTGGGGGAAATAAAAGAGGTATAAAGTGCTTAGACCTACAAACAAGTATAACATCAGCTGCAAGAATTGCTGGGGGAACTGGAAATACAATTTTAAGTGGTATAGATAACTATATAACTTCACCTACTACTTATAGTGTTATTACTGGTGGTACAAATAATGCTATAACAGGTGGAACTTCTTCATTAGTAGTTGGTGATTCATGTAATATGACTGGTTCATACTCATTAGCTGTGGGTGGATGCAATGTATCTGGAAATGCTAGTGCCTGTATTGGTGGTTCAACTGTGTCAGGTGGTAATTCATTAGCGGTAGGAGCATATGGTACAGTAAGTGGAACTCAATGTTTTGCAACTGGAAGAAATTATTTAATAGATGGTTTTTATAGTGCTGGTTTTGGTTTAGGTGCAAAAAATTATGGACACTCTACTAGAATTGTTAATGGTACATTTAGTGCTAGTGCAGGAGCAACTCAAAATCAAGGATCATGGTTTCAACTTGCGGCACAAACAACAAATGCAACAGCAACACTTCTTTATTCTTACAATGGAACTAATACTTCAAGTATTGATTTACAAAATAATAACTTAATGAGAATTAAGGGAATGATAATAGGTAAACAAGTTTCTTCAGTAAATTCTGGGGTTTGGGATATTGATATTACAGTTGTAAGAGGTGCTACGTCAGGAACTGTAGCAATACTTGGCACACCCTCAATTTCATTAGTTGTAAATACTGGGGGTTTTGGAACGCCAACAATTACTACATCTTCAAGTGGAATTGATTTTAAAGTAATTGGTCTTTTAGCAACAGATATTAGATGGAGTGCAAGATTAGATTCAGTAGAAGTAATAGCATAATAAAATTTTATAACAATGGGAGTAAATAGTAATCAATACCTTCAAGGTATAAATCAAACAACTGGAACTGGCGCACCTGTACATTCAGCGGTTGCTGGTGACAGATATACGGATACGGCAACTGGTATAACCTATCAATATACTACAAGTTGGCAGACAGTTTCATATAGTGCAGGTGGTCTAACTTATTTCACCGAAGCACAGAACACAACAGCACCTAACGCTACTGTACCTGTAGATAGTTTAACAGCTGTTTCAGCAACTACAAACGCAGATATGGCTTTATTACCAAAGGGTACAGGTGCTTTTATAGTAGGACACATTCCAGATAATTCACCTACAAATGGTGGTATTAAAAGAGGTAATTATGCCGTTGATATTCAACCCGGACCATTTAATTATAACGGTGGAGCAAGTGGATTAGCTTCAGTAGCAATTGGTTATCAAAATCAAGTAACAGGGAATTATGGTACGTCTATAGGAACAGGAGGTATAGCTTCAGGAGTTGGAAGTCTTTGGCTTGGTGGTAATCTTGGTGGTGTTGGTGTTGCAAGTGGTGATAATTCAGTTGCTATTCAAGGGCAATCAAGGGCTACAAATAGTTATTCATTTGCAATTCAAAATGGTAATGCAACTGGTGTTAATGCTTTTGCAGGAAATTTTTCAACTGCGAGTGGTACTAATTCTATGGCTATGGCAGGTGCGCAATATGGAGTAGCAATAGCAAGTGGTACTAATTCAGTAGCTATTGGTGAACTTTCAAAAGCAACAGGCAATAGGTCAATGGCAATATTAACCAATGCGGATACGTTTTCTCATGTTAGCAGATTATCTTATGGTTCACAAATAACTACTGGGGCAGGTTCACCAGTATCAAATGTTCAAGGAACTGTACAGGGTTCTACATTGTCTGTTGGTATTGATACAAGTAATAATACGCCATATACTTTAGGTAATTATGGGGGAACTGCAATACCTTTAATTTTACAAAATAATAATTCAATAAGATTTAAAGGTACAATTATAGCAAGACAAAGTGGTTCAACAAATACAAGTGCTTGGGATATAGATGGATTTATTCAAAGAGGTACAACTGCTGCAACAACTACTTTACTTATCTCAAATATTAATGTAGTTCAAAATACACCATCTTGGACTACTCCAGCCTTAACAGCAAATACTGTAACAGGTGGATTAGACATAAAAGTAACTGGAGTTGTAGCAACTTCAATTAGATGGACTTGTATACTTACAACAGCAGAAGTAATATACGCATAATAATAATAATTAGTAACTTTATAAAAAAAACAATATGAAAATTAAAACATTAGTACCAGTAACTTACAATAACGGTATTACAGGTCAAGAAACAGGATTGGTAACAGGAATTTTACAAGGTTGTAGTCAACAATTAAGATTTGGATTTGATTCTCAGTATATGTTTGAGTACGCATCAGAAAGCGGTCAAGTTATTGCTAACAATATGTATCCTGTATCTGCAGAAGATACTAATACATTATATGAATTAGTAAAAGATCAAGTACCTACAGGTTTATCATATACTGATACAACTACTTACTTATACTATTTAGGATTCAGAATTCAAATGGCTGGAACATTTGGGATTACAGTAAATGATATTGAAATAATTTTGTAATAATAATAAGATGGCAGGTACATATTGGAGTGAAGACGTTTTAGATACAATGTATCAGAAACCTTCAGAAATATTCAGAGGTTTTACCTATAATAATAACTCTACAACTGTACAAGCAGATGGTGGATTAGTAGCTTCGGCTACTGCTTCAACATTAGCACAGTCAGTTGCATCTACTAATTTAGCAACAAAGCAAATTAGACTTAGATATTATGCATCAACTGTAGCAGGCGGAAGATATACAGCATTAAGAGGATCTGCTTTGCTATGGTATATCCATGGTGGATTTAGATATGTTTGTGACTTTAATGTTTCAGATACTTCATATTCTGCAGGATGTCAACAATTTTATGGTTTAGCTGGTCAAATTACTGATTTAAATTATGGTACGTCATCAAATATTTTAGTGAGTACGTTGATTAATATAATAGGTGTTGGTAGTGAGGTTGGAGATACTAATTTACAAGTTTTCCATAATGATGCAACAGGTACTGCAACTAAGATTGATTTAGGAGTTGGTTTTCCTGCTAATAGAGATGCGGGTGCTATAATGACAACTGTATATAGTATAACCTTACTTAATAAACCAATGTCTACAAGTGTTATATATAGAGTAGTTAATAATGAAACTGGAGCAATTGCAACGGGTACAGTTTCAACAGACTTACCTGCAACGTCACAAGCTTTAAATTTATATGCAAGTAGATGTATGTCTGTAACTTCTGTAACTAATACAGGACAATTTGATTTAATGAAATTAGGGGTATTCTCACAATTATAAGATATGGAAAAATTTATACTAGTATCATCAATGATCATAGAAGATGACTTAGAAGCAAATGTTTGTTTAAAGCCTTCAAGTCCATTAATAGAAAACTATATAGCAACATATAGAACTTTTGAAAATGAAGGTGTAGCAAATACAGAAATACCATCTTTTATTGCTGAACAAACACCATTATTGTTTTATGTATTTCAACAAATGGATAATGTACCAATAGAAATAAGAAATCAATTTGAATTATGAAAAAGATAAAAACAACAGCAACAGAATTAAAAACAAGATGGAGTGGTAAGACACCAACCTTTTGGAAAAAAGTACAAAGAATAGGTGTGATAGCTAGTGCTATTGGTGGAGTTATAGTAGCTGCACCTATTGCATTACCTGCAGCATTAGTTACATTAAGTGGATATTTATTATTAGCGGGTTCTGTTACTGCAACGTTGGCACAACTAACTGTTGAAAAATAGAATTTAACTAAAGAATTAGTAGGGTACTATTATTTATTTTTGTATATTATATGTATATATTTATAAAACAATAAGACATGAACTCAACAACATTAACTATAATATTATTTGTAGCAGGATCTGTAATAGGTCTAATAAGTTTTTTCTTAAAAGCTTCTTACAATAATATTACTACAGGTCTAGAAGAACTTAAAGATGACTTCCACGCACATAGAGAAGATCATGGTAGATTAAAAGGTAAATTAGAATTACTTGAACAAGAACATAGACTAAAGTATCAGTTAATTCAAGAAGTGACTCAACAAGAGATCAAGAATATGGCATCACAAATAGGAAAACTATCTGATACTGTAGGTGAGCTTGTAACATTTCAAATTAAACAAAACAAATAATGAATCCAACAGCATTAAAAACAGGAGACATACTACACTGTAGTGGAAAAAGATTAATCAGTAGATTAATTAAAAAGGCAACAAGATCTAAATTTAGTCATACCGCACTATTTATAGAGATATGGGGACAACCATATGTAATAGATGCTCAGAATGATGGAGTTAATGTAAGACCTTGGAATGATTGGCAAAAGAAATATGATTATGAAATAACAGTTCATAGATCTAGTGATCTTGTTAATGAGAAAACATTTGCTCAACGTGCTCTTACTAAAGTAGGAACTACAGCATATGACTTTGAAGGTTTACTTGTAAGACAACCAATTGAGTTATTAACTCATAGATGGGTTGAAAAAGGAGATACAGAAAAGAAAATGTATTGTTCTGAATATGTAGCTTGGGTATATGGCGTAGAAAAAGCATACAAGTTTTCACCTCAAGATCTTTATGATTGGTGTAAAACTAATTTCTTTTATGAAGTAGTTATTTAATTAATAAATAAGAATATGTTAACAACACAGCAAGCAACAAAAAAATATGGTACACCAAATGAAACTGGTGCTGGATATTTAGAAACAGTTCTATGTCCATATCCATTAAGAATTGCATGGGATACTGATAGTACAACTTCTAAAGTAAGATGTCATAAACTTATTGCACCTAATTTAAAAGCTGTATTTACAGATATTTTAGCTCACTACGGTCTTGCTAAGATTAAAGAACTTGGAATTGATTTATACGGAGGAGTATTTAATTACCGTAAAATGAGAGGTGGTTCATCATGGTCAAAGCATGCTTGGGGAATAGCTATTGATTTAGATCCTGCAAGAAACACGCTTAAAGAAACTAAACGTACTGCTAGATTTGCAAGACCTGAGTATAAACCAATGATTGATATATTTTACAAGCATGGTTTTATATCATTAGGTGTAGAAAAGGATTATGATTGGATGCATTTTGAGATTAAATTATAAATTATGAAATACAGAAACTCTTGGAAATCTAAGAATAAACAATGGGATAAGATTTGTTTAAGATTAAGACTTGGTGCTATAGATCTACTCTCAATTGAAGTAGATATAGACAGAACATTTTACATGTTAACTATACTAAACTTTACTATTAAAAATAGATAACACTTTCCATAATACATAATTAACTCAGGCCTAATAAGTCTGAGTTTTTTTGTTTAAATAATAAAAGTTTAAACTTTATATGTATATTTGTATAAACTTAAAAACAAGTACAATGGAAAATTTAAACCAACAAGAGCAAGAAGTAGAGTTAACAGCAGAAGAATTAGCTGAGAAAAAAAATCAGATGCTTAAATTCTACACAGAGTCATTACCTTATTTAAAAGCACAAGCAGAGTATGAAAAAATCTTGTGTGAAATTGATGAAGCAAGATTCAAAAGAACTAGTATTCAGTATCAGTATGCAATGATGGAGCAAAACCAACAAGAGCAACCTACTGAAGTAGAAGAACCAGTTAAAAAATAACCAGATATGGCATTAGTAAATCAAGTACAGAAACGTATTGTGATGCCAAAATGGGAGATAGTTAAGTTTCAGATTTTAACTCATTGCTATACAAAACGTATAGTAGTGAGTGAATCTGACTTAAACTGTTTAACCTTATTAAGTATCACTGGCCCAATGGAATTAACACACTTTTGTTATGATGCATCATCAGATGAACAGTTAATTTTTAAGTCACCACAAACAGTAAGAAATTCTATCAACAAAGCAATTAAGAATATGCTTGTGATAAAAGAGAATGATGATAAGAAGATCATTAAACTCAACCCTGCATTAATGATACAAACAGAAGGAGATGTATTACTAGACTATAAATTTTTAGGAAGATGATACCAAGAAAACCTAAAGATCTATATAAGCAAGTTGCTGAGGATATGAATATATCAGAAACTCTTGTAGATAACTTTATGACCTTTTACTATAAAGAAGTCAGAAAAAATCTTACAGAGTTAAAATACTCAAAGATAAACTTAGATGGTTTAGGTGTAATGACTGTAAAACCAAAAACAGTAGAAGGTTTAATTAATAAATATACATGTAGATTTAAAAAATTAAACACTGATACATTTACAAGTTATTTTAATAAAAAAAGAATTGAGACTAAACTTGACCGTTTAAATTATATTAAGGGTATCTTAGATCAGGAAAAACAATTAAAGGAAAAATTTTTAAAAAGCAAACAAGATGGGAAAGCTGGGAAAGATTTGGGAGAATAGAAAGCAAATCATGGAGGGTTTAAAAAACTCTATCATAAGAGATGCCTTTGTAGAAAAGGTAGCAGCAGAAAGACGTGAGGTATGTAATGTATGTCCAAGAAAAGATGATGAAGGTACAACCTGTGTTATGAAAGGTACACAACCATGTTGTAATTTATGTGGATGTTCATTATCATTTAAAACAAGATCATTATCATCTGAGTGTCCAGACTTAAGATGGCATGCAGTTCTTACAGAAGAAGAGGAAGATAAACTTAATTCATTATGAGTATGGGAACTATTGCACATTTAACAACAGCACAAGGTCTTTGTATACCTAATACTACTCATATTGGTAGTAATGGTATGGATTTAGGTAGTACACTTACTACTACATCAACTACATTTGCAATGGGTGGTAGTAATATTACTCCACCTTCATATTCATATCTTGATAAACTTGAGTTAAAAATGTATAAGCAGAGTATACGTATTATTCAACTTGAGAATAAACTAGATTCAGAAGAGTGTGAGAATTTAAAAAAGATGCTAGAGTCAAATGATGAAGCATCTGTAATATTAGCTAAAGAAATAATAGATAATCTTGAGACAGCATGAGTATAGTATTTAAAGCAGATGATCATAGTTATACTAGCATTGAAGGTGAAGAACAAATTCAATGGACCAGTGTAACAAGTCTTATATCAAAAATGAAAAAGCATTTTGATAAAGAGGCAGTAGCTAAAAAGGTTACTAAAAATTCTAAGTCTAAATGGTTTGGATTAGATCCTAAAGCTGTAATACAAATTTGGGATAATGAAGCATTAAGAGCTACTACATTAGGTACATACTACCATAATCAGAGAGAGTCAGATCTATGCAGTTTATCTTCATTGGAAGTTGATGGTGTCATTATTCCTATTGTACCTCCAGTACCTGAGATTAATAATTTAAAACATGCACCTTCACAAAAACTAGATCCAGGAGTATATCCTGAGCATATGGTATTTTTGAAATCAGTAGGGATATGTGGTCAATCAGATTTGGTAGAAGTAGTAAATGACAAGATAAACATTATAGACTACAAGACTAATAAGAAGATAGATACAGAATCTTATAAAAACTGGGATGGTATTAGTGATAAACTACAACATCCAGTATCTCATTTAGATGACTGTAACTTTAATCACTATGCATTACAATTAAGTATTTACATGTATATTATGTTAAAGCACAATCCTAAACTAAAACCAGGAAAGATGTTTATACATCATGTAACATTTGAATTAGAAGGTGAAGATAATAATGGTTATCCTATTACCAAATATGATGACGGAGGTGATCCAGTTATCAAACAAGTAATACCAATGGAGATGCCATATTTAAAAGAAGAAGTAATAGCAATTTTAAAAAATTTATAAGATGGTACATGTTTGTAATGGTGTATTAGAAAATACAAGATTGAATGAGATAACAGGATCAGAACACTTAGTATTTGTACCTACGTGCATTGATCTAGATTATATAGTTAGTATAAGACAATCAGTAAACAATGATAGTGAACCAGAAGAGTATACAGTATTATATACAGATATGGGCACTACTTATTGCATAGATACTCCATATGAAGAATTTCTTGATATATTTATAAAATCTAAAGCAGTAAAAAAACTATAAACTTATAATTATGAAATTTTATCAAGTAAGACATTATGACAAGAACTACCCAGGTAGAACAGTTATATTAGGTTATTCAGGTTTAGTATTATTTAGATATAAAGATAAGTTACTTGTAAAGATTAAACCTAATACAAAAAAATTTAGAGATCATTCAGAAGAAGAAGAATATTTAAAAGGATATGTTGTAGTTGATAATGATCATTTATTTTTTAATCCATATCTTGCTACTGGATTCATAGATGGTTTTAAAAAACTATTCAATATAAAGTCTAAACCAAAAGTAATAAATCCTTTTTAATATGTACACTAAACTATTTGACATTGACAACGGGGTTGTAATACCTACAGAACATTGTTATACTCTAAGTACTCTTAAAAATATAATGGATAAGTATCCTGATAATTATCTTAAGATATATCAATATTTATTTTATATGACTTGTCCTAGTCCAGACTCTAATCCATTTTTTCATACTCCAGAAATAGATAAAGAAGAGATTGTACTACAAGAGATAGAAGCAGATTTCTCTACAGAAGATGAAGCAATCAGAAATGCATTAAGATTCTGTGATGATATGTATAGTACAGCAACATCTAGAGCGTATAAAGGTATGGCATCTATGTTAGATAGATTAGCTAGATACATGGAAACTACACCTATTACTGCAGGTAGAGATGGGAATATAAACTCACTAGTAGCAGCAGCTAAAAACTTTGATCAGATAAGATTATCTTTCAAAGGCGTATATAAAGATTTACAAGATGAGCAGTCTAGTAAAGTACGTGGAGGAATTGGTTTATCTTATGATAGTTAATTATGGAAAATATATATACAGATATACCAACCTGGGATAATGGTACCTGGACTACTACTACATTTGATAGTAGAAAAGATTTTGGTGATTATATAAAGTCAATATTTAAAGAACCAGGTGAGTATGCATTTGATGATAATACTAATACCATATTTAATTCTGAGTCTACAAGATTCAACAAGGATAAAGTATATTGTGTAGCTCCATTTAAATCTAAGGATTTTATTAAATATTGGGATGACCAAAAAGCTAAATGTAGATTAGGTGTAATAGTAAAGTCAAAAGATAAGTCTTGGTATCTTACAAGAGATTATTATATGTGGTTAAACTTCTTACCTATCTTTGATAAGGAGGAGCAAAAGTTTGGATTTGCTAAGATAAGAGATGCTCAATATCACATGGCGTTATATGAAATACTTGCAGAGATAAACTACATGCACGTGGCTATTCTTAAAAAACGTCAGATAGCATCATCATACTTTCATGCAGGTAAACTTATTAATC